CTGCTTTATCGTATATACTCATTGTACTGAATTATTAAATGTTTCTACAAGGCACTCTTGCGCTTCCATTGTACCACTTACTCTTTTATATAAGTCGTTTGCATCTCCTACAATACTAACAAAAGGATACTGACCAATCCAACTCTCATTGTATATTGTTCCGTAGCCTATGTTGTTTATTATCTTTCCCCAACCTGTTGCCATTATCCTCTTTATTTAAGTAACATTTTAGTTTTACTTCGTTGTTTTTCTTTGGTTTATATTTACTTACAGCATCCATCCGTTAAATAAAGCGTTTTTATCAGGATATATCTCCTCGTTATTGTTTGAATAGTATTCTGGAAATTTACTTGGTGCATTAAAGCTCAAGTAATCAATCAACCTCTGTGTGTAATACTCGGCATAATCCCTCTCCTTAGCAATAAGAGAGTCAATCTCTTGCTTATCTGCCAAAGAGCTATTCTCTGAGTTGTGCTTGTAAACGCCACCATTTGCAATAGTATATGCTGCAAAAGGCAAATACTCAACCATAGCAAAGTGAATAAGCATGGGTTGAACATAGTCATTAACTAAATCTAAATAATCCCCTGTAAGCGTTCCAGCAATTATATCCGCACCAATCTTATCGTACAAGTCGCTGCCTAGATAATTCTGAATATGTATCTCTTGTGCTATCTTTATGAATTGAATAAACTTATCTGTATCCACTGAACCGTTAAGGGCAGTGTTTTTTACAAGGTCGCTTCTTTTTATAAATAGTGCTGTTGCCATTATTCTACATCTTCAATTTGTTCTTCTACCTTTTCCTTAACCTCTTCCTCTATGTCCTTTTTAACGCCCGTTTCTTTCTCTATCTCTGCTTCACTAATAGCGTTAGTCAAGTCAGTAAATTCAAGAGGCTGCAAGGTCTTAAAGTAGATATCTAAGTCTATTCCATTGTACTCAAGTATCCTTTCAAGCTCATCAAGAATAGTTACCTGCATTGGTCTTATAACTGTATTGTCCATAAGAACAGAAGCGGTTTGTAATTCCTCTGCATTATTGCCAAGACCAGTGGTATCCTTAATACCAACAAGCATAGGCGATACAATTCTGTGAGACACCATTACTTTACGCATACTCTCGTCTGACAAGAACTGATATTGCTGGTGTGCATCGGATAGCTGTACTGGCTCAATAGTAGCAGCAAGTTCTTTGCTATCGTTAAATGCTAGTATAAAGCGACCTGCATTTGAGCTACCACTAAACTTAGTTACAATACTTTGCTCGATGGCATCCCTCTGTTCTGCATCTGGAGTACCGTTGTTAAAGTTAATAAGCATACTTGGAGACAATCCGTTCTGAATATTATTTATGTGATAGTTGGCAATTTCTTCTTCAAGCTCAGCATACTGAAGTCCACCCTGATAATCTACAGGGGAATAGTATTTGTACCCAGCACGATATGGCTTTATGTATAATATCTCAATAGATTGCTTAGAAAAGCCAAACGCAGGTATTCTTTGTAGTTTGTCGCTAGGCTTTGCCTCAGACCAATTAGAGTGGTAGTAATATGCCTCTATTTCGCCTTTAGCGTTACATTTCTCGGCTCTTAACGTCTCTACTGGTATATGCTCTACCTGAGCAATTTTAGAGCGGTCTTTGGTGTATATAACTTGCAAAGCAGCCTGACCCATCATTTTGTAGTCGTGTGTGATTCGCTTTATAACGTCTTTCCTTAGAAGCTGTTTCATCTCCTTATAGTCAGCATCCTTTTCCTTGCTGTCTGTAGCGTCAAGACCTCTTCCGTATATCATTTCGGATATGCCGTTGATTGCAGCGTTATTTGTAGGACTACCGTTATATCTATCTATAAGATATGTGAAGTAATCGTTATCCTCTCCGTAGGCAACGAAATCATCATTGTAGTATTCTTTTATCTCTGGTCTCGAATATGAACCGAGTTGAACAATGTGTATTTTACCCTCTTCCTTGTTTACTTGCATCATGGGTCTTTTCTTAGCGTAATGTCTTACTTTCTTAGCCATTATATAATTACAAATTCGTTATCGTAAGAACTCTCAACAACATAGTCATCCTTACCAGTTTCATACTTGTTATAATCTGTTTGGTCTGTACAGAAAACAAGCCCTTTATACACAACAGCATCGCTATTATCTCTATCCTTTACAGTTAGTGAATAATATCTACCCTCTACAAGCTGGTTACTCCCAGTAAACTCAACAGATGTTGTTGTTATTCCGTCAGTCGTAGTGCAGCTATCGTCTATGTACGACATATCTTTTCTTTCTGACTTATCAGTCAGCACAACCTCAATATTAGTAACAGATGCTCTTGGCACTATCTTTAATGTTTGGCTGCCTGTAGATGTTGTTAATATGTGCATACTAAAGTAATAATAACAACTTTATTTGTTTTTAGTGTACAAAAAAAGGGGTAATAAATACCCCCTTTTAGATTTATACCCCTATTAAATTAAGACGGGTCTCTTTGAGTTCCCTCAGTAGCAGTAGCACTTGTCATACCTGCAAATGGGTCAGCATCAGTAGCACCATCAACAAAAGATGGCATACGGATTTCATTTGCGGTTAATGTAAGTGTATATCCATTTAAGTCTCCCATAGCAGTACCAGTTACGGCAGTACCGCCAGTTACGTCAGCACCATTTTCAGCACCAACTAATAAGAATTTATCATCAAAAGTTTGAACAATAACGTGTGGTCTGCCATACGCCATAAGTTTCAATTCTTTGTTATCCTCTTTAGTTAGCTTGAATAGTGTGATATTTACAACCTGCTCAAAGAATGTTGTTCCATTCTCCATAGAGGATGTAATGTTAGTTTCAAGGGAAGAGTTACCTTTAACGTCATAGGTGTAATAATCGAAAGTTCCACTCATATCTGTAATCTCATCGCTAGAACCAATAGTCAAAGTTCCTAAGTCTCCGAAATCTACAAAGTGAATTTTCTTTATGCCACCTACGGCATCTTTACAAGGTCTTAATCTTCCTCCAGTTAAATCACAAGCCATTATCTATTTTTTTTTAGTAAAAGGGGTAGCGTTAACCACCCCTTTAGATTAAACAATTATTATGCTAAAGTAAGGAGGGCAAGGTCAGAACCAATACCGTACTGTACGCCAGCAGTAAAGCGCATAACGACTCTTACGTTTTGTGAGCCATCAATGTCAGCCATATCGATAACTTTAACTTCGTTGTGGTCAGAAATAAGACCAGTACCAAAGAACAAGTTAGAAGCCTCTCCAGCTACGATGTGGTCGCTTGGAAGTCCAGGAGTTAACTGTAGCTTGATTCCCTCAAAGCTAAGAGCGTTACCCATGTTATACCATTGTTGACCTTTAGCATCTGTACCAGCAGCACCTTGTCCACCAGAAGCAAATCCTCCTAATGCACGTACATACGCTTGATGTGCAGCAGTAGGAACGTAGATAGTTAAATCTTCTTTTCCATATACAGCAGACGGAAGTGCATCAACAACATTTCCAAGTAGCGTTACGATGTTAGAAGAAGAGAATGAAGTCTCACTTCCGTTGGCAGCATCGTTTACATCTGAATCAGCAGCCATAAGTACAGTTAAACCGTCAAACTCTCCAGCGTTGGCATTTACACCACCCCAGATATTTTGTTCAGTTTTCTCTGCAACCTTAGCAGCAACGTGTCCTAGTAAGAAATCAGAAAATGCTGGAGGTAGATTGTCAAATGCAGAATATCCCATTTGTACAGCTTCCCAGTCAGAACGGAAATCTTGCTTACACAGCTCTAGGTTCACTTGGAACTCTTCTGGCTGTAGAATACGCTCAGTAAGCGTCAACGCATCAGAAGTGCTTGTAAAATCACAAGTTCCGTCAGCGATAATATCAGTAGAAGCAACCTTTTTGATTACCTCTTTAAATTTTACGTTTGGCTTAATAGTGATTGCTCCATCAGCTAGAGTTTTACCACTTAAAAGAGCTGCTGAGATATATTTCCCTGCAAACTCACCAGCGTAAGTTGTTGTAATCGGAGTTACAACTGAGCTTAAATTTACTTTTTGATTACTCATTTTTGTGTGTTATTTTAGTTTAGAAAATACTCGGTCAAGTGTGTTAGCAGGGCGATTCTGACCGAATTTAATCACCTCTTTTTGTTCTGTTTTTTGAGATGGTGCGTGTGCGATTGGCTCGGCTGCTGGTTCAGCAGACAACTTTTCAACCTGAGCAGACAATTCTTGCTTCTCAGTTTCTACCTTTTCGTACTCTACCATCATATCTTCTTTGATAGATTTAATCATATCTTCGAGTTCTGCAATCTTAGAGTTGAAATCCTCTTCCTTTACATAACCCTCCATTAGTTCAACTTCCTCAGATTCCTCTTCGGCAGCCTCTTCAGAATCTTCTTCTAGTTCAACTTCTTCAGTTGAATCAGAATCTAAAGCAACCTCTACCTCTTCGGCAGAAGCCTCTTCTGAAGAATCCTCAGATAATGCAACTTCCTCTACTTTTTCAGTTTCGGCAACTTCTTCGCTTTGAACTTCGATGTTCTCAACTTCGGTTGATTCTACTTCTGTAATAGCAGAGAGTTTTTGCATTATATCGTTTAAAATATTTGTAGCTTTACTCTCCATTTTATGTTAATTAACTTTTAAGTTCTATAAAGTAACAGAAAAATAACTGGGTGTTAGATTTTTAACTATTAGAATTTATCCTGCCAATACCCTGACTTCTTAGTGTGCCATCGCAACACTTTCTTGAGTATCTCCTGCCGTCTTTACAAAGGCATCCTCTTTTATTGTTTCTAGGAACTTGGTTTCCTACCGTTTCTTTACTTTTCATTTCTTACTTGATTTAGGGTGTTTCTTTGGCAATAAATCGTAATCAGTAGTGTACTTTGCATTCTGAGGTCTGCCATTCTTCAGCAGGTATATATAAGCGTTAACCCTAGCTTGACCCCACTGTTCAGCAGACTTCACTTCTGGACTATGCGATGTTTGAAACGCACCAACTCCACGCTGATACACTGACTTTAACTGTCCAACAGTAGTGCCGTAGCCTAACTTAGATTTATGCTTCTCATTAAAATCGTTAGCTTTCTTTTGCAAAGACTTTAGCACTCTGTCGGGAACATTAACTCCCCTTGACTTCCCAGCAGCACCCTTTGGATTGCGGCTGCTTCCTCGTTTAGGATTAGGATTTGGAGTATCGGATTTTGGAGCTTTCTTGCTTCTTTTAATTCTGCCTTTGTCATCGTATTCCGCTAGTTTATGTTCTTTGCAAGGCATATACCAATCCTGCCCATCTGCATTGTGAATGTGATAACCGTCGCATCCAATATCTTTTGCAATTCTTAGTGCCTCTTCTTTTGTGTCGTAAGCAAGCCTGCCATCTATTTCTTTAGACGATAAATCTAGTTTAGACTCTGTTGAATTTATTTCATCTAACTTCTGTTCCGCCCAGCGAATACCCTCTTCGCCTCCCCAAGCATCCCATAGGAGTCCACCACAACCTTTGTTGTATGGCTCGCCCTTTTTCTTCTCAAACCTATTGTAAGATGCCATTTCAGATATAAGACATCTTGATAAAGGTTTGCCAGCAGACAATAATTGTGCAAATTGCCACGCTTGAGGTGTTCCGCATCTAGGTTTGTTGCTGTCATAGTACGCTAGAGCCTGTTTAGCGTTCTTTTTAGCCGCTTCTGGGTAATCTGAGTATGTTTTGTCGTATAAACCTAATTCAAGCTCTTCAGACAGCTCTGTGCAGTCGCAACTAAGCTCTATTTCTCCTAATTTACGCAATTTAGACCTACTCCAAGCAAGTCCAGCCTTTCCACCCCATAATAGGTATGAAATTGTGCCGCAAGCCTTAGAATCGCTGGCATCATAATATTCTCCTGCCCTAGACAAGTATGAATACATGCGTTTTATCGTTGACACACTGAGTTTTTCACCTCTACTGAGCTGCTGCGCTCTTATTTTCCCCACAGAGGTTGCGCACTTGTTGTTTACCTTTTTATTTAGCTCAATTCCTCTTCTGGCATTGTTTCTAACGCTCTGAGGGTAATCTCCGTATGTTTCTAGCTCTAATTTACCAGTTTCAATGCTGTCCGCAATCTCTAAAAGTATCTCTGCTGCGTCTGTATCTTGCCCAATCATAGACATAGCAACTTTATCGGTAAAGTAACCCTCTATTGAGAACCCTTTTACCTTGCCTGTCTTTACATAATCGTTCCAAACCTCTTCATTGTTAACTTTCATCGATACCATCCAAGTTCCTACGGGCATATTTAAGCCATACTTGCGAGATTTATCGTGTGTTTCATCCTCTATAATCCAAGACTCCACTACAGACAGTCCAGAAAGCTCTGCTTGATGCTCTAGCGTTGATTTATTCTGGTTCCCTTTCATTAGAAACATCTCAGATGCCCTACGAACAGTATCCTCAGAGAAATAGATATAGTATTCCTCATCCCTATCTCTTCTGTATATGTTTTTGTTTGGGATAAGTGCTGCGCCCATAAGAATACGCTTGTCCTTATCTACATCAGCCAACTCAACCTTAATCTCTTCTTTTAACGCCACAAAGTTCTCCTCTATTGCAGGTTGTTCTACGATTGAAATGGCATCAATGCCAGCAAATTCTCCCTCTTCGTCTATAAATAACTCTATTATTCTCATACTATTGAATTAACCGAATGATGCGGTGTTTGTTGTATTTCTGTCTAGTTCTTGTTGCGTGGAAATGTCTTTTCCAACCACAAATGCTTTTACTGGTTTTGCTTGTTGTGTTGTTACTGCTTGAGCAAGCTGAGACGTTTGTGATGCTCCTACAACATTAAAGTCTGGTGCTTGAATTGTTCTACCACCACCTCCGCCAGCACCAGCACCTCCGCCACCGCCAAGAGAGCTTTGGTATTTTTGACGAGCAATATTAGCTACATTTGCAAGACCAGTAGCGATAGCAACAGCTTGTGCAATTCTTGCTCTAACTGGAGATGTTGGGTCTCCAACTATTAATTGAGAACCAAAGGCTAATACTCCAGACTGATAGGTGTCCATTAACGCCCTACCTATTTTCATAGCCTTATCAATCTTAAATTGTTTCCTAGCTATATCATCTTTTTTCTTAGCTAATTCCTGTTGTAGTTTTTCTTGAGTCTCTGCATCTCCCTCAGCAGCAGCTATTCTTCTTCCGTAACTTTCCTCTAAAGCGATTGTTTCGTTTTCTGCCGAAACAGCAAATGTCTGACTAAGAGCGTCTGTAATTGATGTATATTGTTGATTAAAGAAAGCAAACTTTTGCTCTGCCATCGATTGTTCCTGTTCATTTAATTGTTTCTTTAATTCAAACAATCTTAATTCAGCTTGCTCCCTCTCCAAAGTACCCTCAGCATGAGAATCTACAATTCTTTGTTGAGCATCAACATCCATTTGAAGAGTCTGTATGTTCCTCTCTGTTTCAAAGAATGAATAATCTCCATTCATCCTATGAAGTTTATCTAAATACGAAGCCTCAGCGTCTAGCTTCTCGTTATTTACTTCTTGTATTCTTCTACTCCTTGCAATCCCAAGATTAGTTATTTGTGCATCTGTATTTTTGTTTATAGAAACTATGTATGCCTGTAATGAAGCCTCTGATTCTGCTATAGAATCATTATATTTTTTTATAGCATCAACTTTTTGAGCTTCAGTTGCATCTGATTTTAAGAAGTCATCAAGACGCTGCTTTTGCTTGTCGTCAAAGTCATTTTTTCTATCTCTAGCTATTTGTTGTAAAGCTAAAGCGTTCTTTCTGACTTTAGTTTCCTCTTGTTTTATAAACTCATCAAGAGTTTTAGTTTCCATCTTGATTCTTTGTTTGTCAAAATCAAGCTCTTGTTTTCTAAACTCCTTTAATCTTCTAGTCCTCTTCTTTCTTCCTTTTTTGTCTTTATCATCGACTAATATGATAAAATCATCGATAATATCTAATCTACTTTTATATTGTAATGCAACTTCATCAGATTCGTCGCCTAACATTTCAAGTTGCTTCTTGTTAAAATCTATAGTTCTTCTGTATGCAGCAGTTCTTTCATTTAAGGTTAGTTTTTCATCTGCTCGCAAATCATCTCCAAACTTAGCTCTTTGTTCTGCTATAAGAGCCTCATCTCTAGCTATATCTTCTTGAAGCTGAACCTTTCTAAGCTCAATATCAAAAAGCTCTTTAGACAGCTCTCCAGAAACTTCCTGAAACTGAGTTATTGCCGCCTGCGATAATGCCTGCTCTTTTAACTTCTTTATGTATCTCTCAATCGCATCGGATGCCTCATCTACGTTTTTAGCAGATGTTAATATAGAGGCATTAAAGTCTGGGTATTCTTCATTAAGTTTCTGTAAAGCTATTTTCTTCTGCTCTTCAGACTCCGTAGAATCCATCAGTTTCCTTGTATATATATCAAAGTTACCAATCAGTTCCTCTGTATTTTTAGCGTAATTTTTAGATAAATCCCCTAATTCTCTTAAAACAGGACTTAATCCAGATAATGATTGTAAAAATCGTTGAACTCTCTCTGATTGTAATGCGCCTATGAGAAGTTGAACAGCAAGTAAAACACCGCCAGTTCCCAATAAAGACTTCCCTAATTGTTTAAGAGATGCTCCAACACCTCCTGCTGTTTGTGTAAAACTACCAAATAACGAAACTAACTGAGACAAGTTGTTAGCCATCGCACTAAAACCATAACTCGCATCTGATGCTAACCTACCAGATTCAAGTAAAATTGCATTATTAAGACCAGATTGAGTTTTAGCCTCTTTTGTCGTATTAGCTACTTTAGTTTGAGATTTGCTTAAATTATCAAGACTTTTAGATGTTTGGTCTATAGCAGTTATAGCCTGTTTGTCTTTTATCTGTATCGATATGAGTATCTTTTGTTCAGCCATTCTTGTACGCTTTAGATTGTTTCACTCTTTCCACTTGATTTTTTACGTCATCCCAGTTACGACATCCTCTATACATCCCTTTGGCAATATCTACGTTGTGAGAAATGCCATACCAATCGGAAACTGCCAATAAATCTATAATCTGCTTTATCATAATCTGTTTAGTAATTCTAGTTTAGACTCTCCCGTCTTTAGGTTTACATCTATTGAATTTATGGTAAATACCTTGTCTCCAATCTGAAATCTGTCATTCAGCTTATAATTAAGTAATATACTACTAGGTAAATGTGCTGTTAACTTAAATATTCTCTTCTTTGGATTGAACGCATCCTCTATATATGTTTTATAGAAAACCTTAAATAGTGAGTTTGTATTTCCGCCATAATCAGTTAGATTCCATTCGTCTATCTCATTGTCGAAATTAAGGGTATATGTTGGTGCTACACTTGATGTTCCGTTCTCGTTTGTGTTTGACGGCTTCCAGTAATTTAACAGCTCTTCATGAGAAGCACCATTCCAGTTTATTCCATTACCCTCTGTTAGTCCAGTTATTCTTATTCCGTAAAATAACGCTGGTTTCATAAGAACTGGCTCATAGTTTGCTGTTGGTTGAGGTTGCGCATCCGCATCTGGCTTGAAGTTGTCTCCAGCCGAGTATCCCCATTGAATTGATGTCAAGCTATTGTCAGCCTCATCTAAAAGCCTCTCAAACTTAAAGTGTTCAAATGGTGCTTTTACCTTGTAGGGTTTGCCTCTATCTACATTAACTGGCTTGAATTGTTCGTTACCAAATTCATCATTAAACGCCTCTTTATGTTGCTTCATCAGTAGCGTTTTACCCTCCTCATATTCAAAATCTATTTCGCTAAACGGTATTGTAGCTTCAATATCTGTTTCAGACGATTCAACATACTTAGTTATATCAAATATTTTAGGGTTATCGTCATAGTAATCGTCAAGAGATTGAATCACTATTTTACCATAATCCGCATCGGCTCTATTATCCTCATAATACATGATTAAGTTAAACATCTTCAACAGTCCAGTCAAGAAGTCAATAACCTTTATTTCTGGCACTTGACTTGTTATTATTATTTCCGTTAAAGAACTTAACAGACCACAAGTTAAATCTTCGTAATCTGTATTTAAGTTTCTATCTACACTCGTAATCTCAAGTGTAGGAGTGAAGTCAAAATCATCAAAAACCTCTAATATATATCTTATTGGCTTATTGTAGAAATCAGAGCCGTTACCATCTGTATTCAGTGTAGTTGTTCCAGTTTGACTAGATGCCGTAGAATAAAGATTGCCGCTAAGATATGTTCTTACTGTATATGGAACATCCTCGTATCCGCTTGCTGGAGTTATCGTTAGGTCAAAATCAACTGATTGCGCTCTTGAATCCAATATGTAAGTAAGCTCATCTCCATCGTCTGAAATTGCTACTAAATCATCTCCCTGTGTTTTAGTCCAAGTTTCAAGCACTTTCGTTTGCCTGCTTCCCTCTTGACCGCCTATCCTACCCTTTTCTCTTGACAGCCAGAGATACAAATTAGATATTGGGGTTGTGTCGAAGAACCCTGTAAAACTAAATCCATACCTAACTTCTATAGCTTGAATTATGTCGCTAACTTTTATCGCTGGTTTTAAGTCAGAGTATTCAAGTGCGACATCTCTATTATGCGTGTTTCCTTGACTATCAAAATGCGCTAAATCGCCAACTATAGTTAAATTATTGTGATTAGCGTCTGAGTTGAAGTATAATCTCTTTGTGTGAGATATTAACGGGTATATAATGCTTTCGTTACTAAGACCTGTTGTAAATCCAGTTTTAACCACGCTTGTATTGTATGAGTGGCTAAACTGGTCTAGGTATGATAAATTAGACAACTCATCGTCTCCCATTAAGTCTTTTATACTTACAGTATTTCCGTAGAATGTTACATTGTAGGCATAAGGTTTATTGTCTTTCATCTTGACACTATTGAGAAATATCTTTCCCTGCCTAAAGGGTATATAATTTATCTCAATAACCGAATCTACCTTTTTTCTGGCATCAAACGCTCCAGAAGATATAAAGTAGTTATAGAAGTGTTTAAATATCTTGTTGTTTGTTTTAGATGCTGGAATTGTAAAAGATTGGGTAAAGTCGGTAAATACTTTAGATATATCTCGTATATCTTGTATCTTAGAGGTTAGTGATATTGTTTCATCCTCAAATAAGTCAACTTGCTCAAGACCACCTGTTATAGTGTAGTTAGCCTCTTGGTCTCCCTGCCCATAAATATTTTCAGATACGTTTATCTCTTGCTCGTCAACGATACTAACTACAGTAGCTATAAACACCTCTCCTACTTCGTTTATGTTCTGAAGCGTATCTCCAACCCGAACACCATCTGTAACAAATGTGGCATTTAAGTCTATCAGCTTGGTGTTTACCTGCTGGGTGTAAACTGATTTACCCTGTACAATTATACCCCTAGAAACATATAGAACAACCTTATTCATTATCGAATGTTGTTTATTTTATCAAATGCCAAGTCAAATTCCATAGTATATTGAACTAACTTGTCGTTCACTCTTTTCTTTAACTGTAGTGAGTTACTTCTTAGCTTCAACGGCACTACTTCCTCTTTATCCGTGAGCCTAGTCATCCAAATTTGCTCAGAGAACATTAGTTGTCTTATATGCTCGTTACACGACTCATCAATGTAGTCGGTGTTTAGCGTTATGCTTTCGTTCCCTACTAGGTTTAGCGTTCTCATCTGATGCGATGATGTATCGTAGCTAAAGTTATCAAAGTCCATCACTGAAGCCTTAAAGTCATCTGTTTTTACATTTATAGATTCGTTGCTTCTTCTAGTGAAGTAGATGTCCTGTAATGCGCCATATTTGTTCACAAAGGTTACTCTAATCGGTTCATACTTTGAACAATCAAATGTTTTTACTTTTAGAACATGTGTTTTTGTTAGCGAGTCTTTTGTGTAGCTTACATATACCTCGTCTATATTGCCTATGTCTATCTGAGAATCAAACTCTCTGAGGCATCTACTATCTTCAAATGTACCGCCATCCTCAAGCACTCTTTCTTTGTAGCTGTCGGCTGTTGAATTGCTATCTGAGGCTACATATTGAATTTTTTGGTCGGTATTGTCGTTGTCTGATATTGTTTTAGAATAAACCGTCTCTCCGTTTAATCTAAAGGCAACGCTGTTTGTAGTTGCTGCATAAACAGGAATGTTAATGCTTCTATCCTGAACCCTATAGATTGTAGCAGGAGTCATCATAAGACCTTTGTCGATGTCTGGGTTTATGCCCTCATCAAAATATCCGTAGCCGTCTGTTGCAATAAACTGGCCTGAATATGTGCTTGGTGTTATGGTAGGAGAGCCTATGGCGTTATTACTTCCGTCTAATGCCGTAATAACTGGATTTACCCATACGGCATAGCTATCGTATTCCCCATCGTACTTGGCATCTATATAATCTCTTATAAGCTCTGATATTTCAAATACAACGTAGTTTGATGCGCCAATCTCAGCTTTTTCAATAGTGTACTTTAAATCAGCAGCATCAGGTGTTAAATCTTTCACTCCCTCATATATATACAACTTGAGTTCGGCTTTAGCTAAAGTTGCATCCGATACCTTTATATAAAACGGACTTCTTGTGTTTATTATTTGTGCCATCTATTTTGTCTTTAAAACGTATGTGTCGCCTTGTTTTGCGTATCCAGCTTTTGTTAATATGTCGTCTAATTTATCTTTTACGTCTGCTTTTAGCGATGGCATTATTCCACCAACTATCTCTTCAAATGCCCTTTCTACAACCTCCTTTATGTAGTTAGCTGGAGCAATACCTCTTAATGATATTGCCTCGCCAATCTTGTATGCTACCGACTTAATATTAGATTCCGTTCTAGGCATTGTTCCGCCTCTAGCATCTCTGAGTGTAACTGGCTTTGTTCTTATCCAGTTTTTTATGGCATCTGCGTTGGGAGCAAACGGTGCTGTTCCTTTGTCGACACCCTCCAAATAAGAGTTGCCATATAAGTTTATGTCAAGACCATCGTTCTCTACTCTAACATTCAAAGAACTACCGCCCTCGCCACTAGAGCGAACCTGAGAGTTTATCCCTCCGCTTCTAGGTCTTGTTGTTTCATAAGATTCTAAGAAATACTGAACCAGTTTGCTTTCTGCAAATGATTTAAGATATGCCTCAGTATTTTTGAATCTAATATCCATTAGCAAATACTTATTCCGTTGTTAGGTATAGATACTGTTAAATTTAATGCCCAGCCAGCAAGTAAGTTCTCAAACCTATCTTCAAACATTGTGGCAGTTGCATCAGCATCTAAAACGTAATTATCTTCATTGAGGTCGCCTCTTCTAAGTCTGTACTGCAATCTATTGATTACTCCTAGTTGCGTGTTTAAGACATCGTGCTTATTGTCTAATCCTTTTTGCGGTTCTGATGTTGTGGCAAATTTATCCTCTTTACTCTCATCAACTAAGTCCATAGCGATAACTTGCATAGAAAACGTAATTGTGTGTTCTCCAAATATAGCGTCTTGTATGTTTATGTGCGACAATGGGAATATACTTTGCTTTGCTAAGTCAACATCCATAATATTGCCAAAGGTAACTGTATTAACGAAGTCGTTTGAATTTAACTCTTCGTAAAGTTTGTCTATAAGGTCGTAAAACTCTTTCATCGTTTATATGCTTTTTTTATCATCTGCGCTTCTAGCTGATTCTTTTCTTTTTCAAAGGTTAGGAAGTTGAGGCATTGAAATAACGGAAGTTCTGTAACTTCGTCAAACCTGAGAACATTCCCTCCAGCGAGAGCGTAGATGGATTGGTACCATCCCCACTTACTGCCAAAGTTTGCTTGAGCTGATAAATCTGTTCCTCCGTCAGATTGCTCTGTATATAACTCGGGATAGCTCTCAACAACTCCGTCCCTAAATCGTAAAAAAAAACCATAGCACTCATCGCTACATCTAACGGCATATCTCTCATAAGGGCAGATACCTCGTCTGATGGCTCGTAAGGTGCTACAGTGTATTTATCTTTCTGGCTAAAGTTGACAGGTCTGTATAATGCTGCCATTGCTTTGTGCATTGTTTGCCAATCCGATATGTTATCCTCTACATCAATGTACGCACCAAGCGCAATACTTTCTAGCTGAGGTTCAAAACCCATATCCACACCAAGTAAGTCAAACCTGCGTATTAGCTTAGGTTGCTCTTCAAATGCTTTGCCAATAATACCAAGAACTCTCTCAGCATCTTTGGCAGGAATAGACAATACGTCTTTTAGTGAGACATTACAGAATATCTCAATTAGCTTTAGGTTAATGAACTCATCGGCATTCTCTTTATTATCTTCAACTATCTTCATATAACGCTGGTATTGCCCTAACGTCATATCGTTTAGTGTAGTTGGAACTGATAACTCTATTTGAACTTGCTTCATATCTAAATAATAATTATTTGTTTAAGTGTACCTTTCAATTTTGCACCTGCCCATACGGCAGATATATATAACATATATCTTAAAGTATCCTAACATGTATAATATCTTAATATGTATTTTAAGACAGTTATGTTTCAGAATGAATAATAACATGTTGCACTCTATATAAAATATATAACATGCTTTATATAATAACATGAGTAACCAGTTATGATTCATAACCTACTTTTTCTAAGTGTTTGTCGTAATAGTGAATGTAAACATCCCATAACTTTTCTGTTAATTGTGCCTTAGTGTACGTATTAGGCGATTTAATGCGTTTTAAGCCACTTTCTATCACAATATGATACTCAGTGCCACTAAGCACTGGATATGCTCTTAAATCGCTTCTAAATGCCCAAGAGATAGCTTTTAGTGCTTTTTTATTGTCTCGTAAATAAGCTGGAATCGGTTTTGGTAGTTTCTTAGGCATCGTATTGAATTTAAAGCGAAGATAAGCAATACCTATTGAATTCACAAGTAACCCTATTGAATTCAGTTGGCAGTTGGAAACTGAGTTGTGTATAGAGAGCGGTGTAATAAGGTATGAGTGGTGGTCGCTCGGTAGAGTTCCAATATAACCACAAAAAAACGCGTATATTTATGCTTTTTTAACGCATGAACACAAAAAAAGGGATGCAATATGCACCCCTAATCAACAAAACAAACTAAACTAAATTGTTTCTAAATATAACCTAAATTTGTGTATAGCCTCGTTTTGTGAATAGCCATAATATATTTGTTTGTGCTCGTCTGATTTGCATACTATTGAGCCGTTGTTGTTTTGTTCTATTGTGTATATATAGTCCTTAAAAAATGCTACTTTCATGCTATTTTTATTTTAAATATTTATGTAAATTATTGTCAATCAACCATTTATAAAAATTCTGTTGCTCGTTGTGGTTTATTTGTTCGCTTTGTTTTGCTTTGCTTTCTTTAATTATTCGCAAATTGTTTTTAAATATATCCCTATTCATGATTAATTTATTTAGCGTTGATACCAATCTTTAGTAGCTCGCTTGCTTATATAAAAATTGCCGCCAGATAACCGATATTCTTTTAGTAGATATAAAGCCTCTTTTCTAGTTTCTGCCTCGTCAATAGTTTCAATGCCGTATCCGATAGCAGGCGTATAGTTGTCGTCTCTGTAATTAATATAGTACATGTTATTTATTTAGGTTTGTCAATAGATATTCTTTGCTTTTTATCTTTGCCCTTGTTTCGGCTATACTCTCATTTAAAAACATGTTTCTATATTTGCCCGTTGTTCGTGAATAATCCCAATAGTAGTTGTCTAGCTGGGTACGTCTTTTGTCGTTTGGCTGGAAAGCTATGATACTATTGTAGCTTTGAAAATATACGCCCTTTGGCGTTCTTATTATAAATTGATTATTCGCTAATTGTTCTACTTTTGTTTTCATGTTGTTTTGTTTTATTGTTTTCTTTTATTTGTAGATGTTTAATGCTTTTAGGTTTGCCCCCCTGATAATGTTCTTTATTCCAATGTTTGTACGGCAAATCTGAAAAATCGTATTTTGATATATTGGGAGCAAATAAAAACTGCATATCTGGCTCAATAAGTAGGTTTATTTTATCCCTTATATGGTTTTGTTCGTTATTTATTACTTTTATTTGTTCGTTGATTTTATTTATATATTTATAAACTTCTTGCAAACCCTCTATTTTGCCGTCGGGTAAAAACTTTAAATCTTTGACATAACTCTCCAACAAGCTAAGGCAAGACCAAAGATTAACCTTTAGGTTTGACTGTTCATGAAAGTTTTTTTCTATCTGATTTAATTGGTTTAATTCGTAATTATTCATCTTTGTTTTGTTTTATTGTGTGAAAATTATTCTAGTCAATAGGTACAAAGGTATCAATACCAAAAGGACTTTTATTGTGTTCTTTGTCAGTTTGTCAAATGTTCGCATGATACTATAAATTAGTTAATATTTGAATACCTCCGCCCATTGCAATAATAGCCGTCAATATAGTTACAATGCTTGCGAATGTATCCCAATTCTTTTTTGTTCTGTTGTTTGTGTTGTTTGTTTTCATGTTTGTTTTATTTATTAGTGAAATGTGTGTTTGTTTTCTATTTTTAGCAGTCCGTTTTCGTTCAATACTTGCTTTAGTATATTAGCACTTGCACCGTTTTCTATTGCCATATTAAGCAGTTCAATTACTTTGTCCGTTGGGTTTTCGTATTTACTGTTCAAATCAAGAGAAACAGTTAATGATACCTTTCTTTTTTTTACTTCTATTTTATCTGCGTTTAAAAACATGTTATATATATTTAGTTAGTATTTGTTTGTTTTTATTTATCGTTAATTATTTTATTTATTATATAGTCGTTGTTATTATATCCTGACAGCCATTCTTTAGTTTCTTTTAGGGTTTCCAAACCTCCAAACCATTCTGTATTTTCATTCTGGTAAAATACCCAGCCAAGCAGCTCCCATTTTTCAATATAACCAACTAAAGTATTTTTAAGAAACACCTGGTATTTTCCGTCTTTTCTAATGTATGTTAAATCAATGTTATTCATATTAATTCTAAATAAGGTTATTTTATGTTTTATTATTTGTTTTTGTTAGTACAAATATGCGAACATTTGAGCAAACCAATGTTAAGCCAATGTTAACAAATCGTTAAGTAATTGTTAAGCGTTTTTTGCCTCATTACTATATGAACGGGCGCGCGTTATTTACGA